GCCCACATCAACGGCACCAAAGGTAAGTACCACTTCATCTCCAAGTACACCGATGCCGAGGTCCTCCAGCTCTTGGACCAGCTCCATACCGACCAGCAGTACCAATGCCTCGAGGGAGACTGGACAGAGTTCGACAGCTCCCAGAACAACGTCGAGCACGAGCTCTTCATGCTCCAGCTCGAAGCTGTGGGCTGCCCAAAGAACCTCAGGGAGCATTTCCACGCCATGATGATGAAGCGTGGCGTCCACTCCAGCTTCGCATCCCTGTACGTGCACAACAAGAAGGACTCTGGGCGCGCAGACACACTCGTCGGTAACACCAGCTTCAATGCCGCCGTGATGATGTCGCTTGTCGACATGTCCACCGTCGACCACGCCCTATTTAAGGGCGACGACTCACTCATCCTTGGACACGCATTGGTGCTTGACGTCGACCGCATCCAACTGCTCGAGAAGAAGTGCGGCTTCAAGCTCAAGCTTGCCCAACGCAGCACCGGGGAATTCGTCAGCTTCATCACGACCCCGATAGGCGCCGCCCTCCACCTCGCGCGACTTGCCGCAAAAGTTCTCACTCGCGCCTACACCAGCGAAGAGGATTACGACAATTACCGCACCGCTGTCGCAGTCACGCTCAGCGTGGCCAAGGATTGCAACGTCGCCACGAGGATGCTTCAGGCAAATGCCCTCCACACCGGGCTCGCCTTGGAGAACTGTGACTACCTCCTCTCCTTCCTGTGCAAGTTTGCCCGCGGCGACTACCGCTTTGACACTCTCGTCAAGTTCGAGAACCGGATGCTCCTTCTCGAGTCACGTGCCCCACCCGTTTGCGAGGCACAGGTTCTTGAAGACCAAGCGTGCGAGCCAACGACTACTCGCCCACTCGAACTCGACGGCGATGGATGTGCGAGTGCACTAAGTACTCCGAGCACAAGCACCTACGTCGCACCACACAGGCGTACCACACAATCTCTCGCGCCAGTCACAAGCGCGGTCATCCATGTCGAACCCGAGCCATCTCAACCCCCGACTTTGCTCAGCAGCACCACGATGAGCACTGAACCTGAGGGGCACCTTGAAGATGAGAGCGATCTCGGCGTTTTCGACACCGTTCGCACCGCCTGCCATCAACCGCAAGGCCGACCACCGCGCACCCATCGTCAACTTGGGCGGGCGCGTGTGTCCCATCTGAGCAACATGCACAAGCAGAAGAAGTGGAAGAGGAGGCTGTCCGTCGGTTGTGCATATGCAGTGGGTTCCCTGCAGACCCTTCTCTAGGGGGAAATGTCTATTCGCCATATGAATCTCAACATCCATCCTTGTGATTGCCATCCCTATGCCTTTCCAACGATTTACCAGACCTGGCCCAGCCAGGCGTGTTGCAGGTCGCCGTCGAGCTGCCCGACCTGCAGTGCGTCGAAACCGACGTGCAGCTCGAAAACCAGCCCCCGCACTCAGCGGCGTGCTCCAAGCCATGACACGACTCAACATCAGTCGCCCCCGCGCTCCTCGCGCCCGCAGGGTCGCCACGAGATCTGATGTCATCACCGTCACCGGTGAGGAGATCCTCACGATCGCCTCCATCCCCACCACCTCTGCAGTTGGTGACCTGATCTACGTGCTCGAAGTCAACCCCACCCAGTTCCCCCGTCTTGCGGTCTTCGCCTCTCAGTACAAGCAGTGGAAGGGAGACCTCAAGATGAAGTGCGAGTCACTCGGCAACGCGTTCGCGAATTCGTCCGTTAGTCTCGCGTTCGTTGCCGATCCCGACCAGAGTGAGTTGCCCGTTCCCGGCATCGGCCTCGTCCAGGTCGCCGACTCCGCCCCGAGTGGATGCCGCGCCCAACTCCACTTGCAATCCACGAATTCCGCCTTGGTGGATGCTCCGTGGAAGTTTGGGGCGCAGATCTGGAAGTACTGCCAGGACACAGACGTCTCTGATCGAGCGTCCGGCCTCTTCCTCGTCGTCTCCAACGGCGTACCCGGAGGAACGGCCCCGATCCCGCTCAAGATCACCGCATCCTATCGCGTGCAGTTTCAAGGCAACACCTACGCACCGATGGAGAGTGCCGTCGCCACGAACATCTCCGCACTCTACGGTGTCAACAATGCGCTTAGCGACAACTTGTTCACTGCGACGACAGGCGCGTTCAACTGGGTGCTCAGCGGCCCAACGCTCACACTCACCATGCCCACCGGCACGGTTAGCTCCAAGTATCAGGGTGTTTGGAACTATCCTACCACTGCCGTGTGGTTCATCACTGTCGTGCCCGCCTCCAACACTGGCGTCGTCTCCAGAGTCAACATCACCACAATGACCGTCACCGCCACCAGCGTGGTTTACTTGTTCGCCACCGCACCAACCACACCGGTCGGTAGCGTCTCGTTTACCATCACGCAGCGCGTGGCTGGTCAGTGAACCCTGATGGACCTAGTTCAAGTCCCTAAAAGGCACCCGTAGAATTCCGGTTAAGAATCCGTGCTTAGAGGCTGTTCCACCCTCTGCACGTAGCGCGAAATTGCGCGTTGA